AATTTTAATAAATAAAAAAAATGGCTGAACCAACTATCACGACCACGTATGCAGGTCAATTTGCCGGGAAATATATTTCTGCGGCTCTTTTAAGTCCATCTACTATTGATGGCGGAGGAGTAACTGTACTCCCGAATGTTAAATTTAAAGAAGTACTACAAAACGTAGCGACTTCTGCTTTATTAGCGAATGCTACTTGCGACTTTGATGCCGCAGGTTCTACTGTTACGCTAACCGAGAAAATTCTTACGACTAACGACTTGCAAGTAAATATGCAACTTTGCAAGAGTCAATTCTTCAACACTTGGCAATCGCTTGAAATGGGAGCTTCTCAGTTTTCAGATTTACCTAAGTCTTTCCAAGATTATCTTTTAGGATATGTTGCAGGAAAAGTAGCTTCTGAAATGGAAACTACACTTTGGGCAGGTGCTGCAGGCGCTGCGGGTGGACTTACTGATGGAGGTTTCACAGTATTGGCTGCTGCACAACTACCGGGTGCAAACATTATTGCTCCTGCTGCCGTGACCGCTGCGAATGTGATAGATAAATTAGGTGAGGTGGTTGACAAAATCAATTCTGAAACTAACATCTACGGATTCGAAGATACAAGAATCTTTGTTTCAAGAAATATAATGGCCGCTTACGTCCGCGCACTCGGAGGATTCTCTGTAGCTGCTACATCTAATGCAGGTGTTGACAACAGAGGTACAATGTGGTATGCAGATGGTGGCGGTGTCACTTTTGACGGTATCAAGTTGTTTATGGCAGAAGGTCTTCCAAACGACAGAATGCTAGCTGCACAGATTTCTAACCTTTATTACGGTGTTTCTCTTTTAAGCGATACACAAGAAGCGAGAGTAATCGACGTTTCTCAGTACGATGGTTCGGACAATGTTCGTGTTGTAATGCGAATGGCTGCAGGTGCGCAAATCGGAGTTGCTTCAGACGTAATTTACTACGGTAACTAAGATAATTAACTAATCAGAATTAAAGAAAAGGTAGGTAATAGTACCTGCCTTTTTTTATTCATAAAAACTAAAAATTATGGCTTGCGATATTAGCAACGGTCGAATTGAACAATGCAAAGATTCCGTTTCGGGATTGAAAGCAATTTATATAATCAATTACGACAAATTAAATTCTGACTCTGTTGTTTATTCGGCAGGTGCAGGAGAAGAAGACGAAATAGATACTTGGACTCCTATAGACGATACGACTCCATTAAACCTATACAAGTTTGAATTAAAAAGTACAACCAATTCTTTTACTACGGCAATTGAATCTTCTAGAGATAACGGAACTACTTTCTTTTCACAAACTTTAGTAGCTGCACTTAAACGACAAGATGTAGTAACAACAAAGAATGTTAAATTATTGGCGTATGGGCGACCAAGAATCGTTGTTCGTTCAATGACAGACCAATTCTTTTTGATGGGATTAGACCAAGGCGCAGACGTTTCTGCAGGTGAAATTTCCACAGGAGCGGCATTAGGCGACTTCAACGGTTACTCTTTGACTTTCTTAGCACAAGAAGAAATGCCTGCAAACTTTATTGACTGTACAAATGAATCAGGTTTAAAAACTGTTTTTGCTACGGTAAGTGGAGCAGATGCAGCAATTGTAACTTCTTAAAAACTTATGTTTTCATAGTGTAGATTAAGCACCTTTCGGGGTGCTTTTTCTTTGCAATCTAAATTAAATTTGAAACAGATAGCACTTTTTTAAGTTATATATATATGGTAATACTCCAAGCAATAGCAACTGAACAAAGTATAAGCTTTATTCCAAGAAGCCAAACGTACGACACCTTGTTAATTCAGAACGAAGCAACAGGTGTAGAAAAAGAAATTACAATTACTTCTTTTATTAACGGAGATTACTACGACACAATAAACGCTACATTTGTAAATGGAACTTTTGTTCTAGTACAAAACAATTTTTACAAGTTGACATTAAAAAACGGAACTAAAATAGTACACAAGGACAGAATATTTTGCACAGACCAAACTCCTGTAGTAAACTATTCGGTAAATGATGGAGAATTTAAAAGCAACGTTTCTAACAACGAATTTATTATCTATGAGTAACAATATACATTTATTAGAGTTAAGCACTTACGAAGCACCTGTGATAACGGAGAGCAAACGTGAGGACTATGTCGAATACGGCACCGACAATAATTACTATCAGTACCTTATTGATATGTATACTAATAGCACTACTAACAATGCAATCATAAACAACATTAACAGATTGGTTTATGGGCGAGGTTTAAGTGCTACAAACGCAAGTATAAAGCCAAACAACTACGCACAAATGATGGCTATGTTTGCAAAGAAAGACGTTAGGCAATTAGTTACAGACTTAAAGCTTCTAGGACAATGTGCAATGCAGGTTATTTATTCTAAGGATAGAAAACGTATTGTAAATGTTCACCATATACCTGTACAACTTTTACGTGCCGAGAAATGCAACGAAGACGGCAAAGTAGAAGCTTATTACTATTCAGATAATTGGGAAGAAGTAAGAAAATTTCCACCTAAAAGAATTAGTGCTTTTGGATGTTCAAAGGATGGCATAGAAATTTATTTCGTAAAGCCTTATTCTGTCGGTTTAAAATATTATGCGCTTGTGGATTATGTCGGTGCGCTTCCATACTGCGGTCTTGAAGAAGATATAAGCACGTATCTAATTAACGAGGTAAACAACGGCTTTAGCGGTCGTACTGTCGTGAATTTCAACAACGGAATACCTAGCGAGGAGCAGCAGCATATGATTAAAAACAAGATGCTAAATACTTTAACAGGAACGGAAGGAGAAAAAATGATTGTTGCGTTTAACAACAATGCCGAATCAAAGACAACCGTTGATGCGATGCCTGTAAACGATGCACCCGATTTGTATAGTATGCTTAGCGAAGAATGTTTAAGAAAGATAATGTTAGGTCATAATGTAACTTCTCCGCTATTATTTGGAATCGCAAGTAGTAATGGCTTTTCTTCAAATTCCGATGAATTACAGGATTCATTTGCACTATTCAACAATATGGTCATTAAACCAATGCAAGAACTTTTAATAGATGCATTTGATGAAATCTTAGCATATAATGGAATAAGCCTAAACCTATACTTTAAGACTTTAAAGCCTTTAGAATTCATTGATATAGATGTCAAGGTAGGAGAAGAAGAACTAGAAGAAGAAACAGGCGTAGAACTAAGCGCAGATGCAGAAGGTGCAGAATTAATTGCTTTAGGAGAAGATGCTAGTGAAGATTGGCTACTAATAGACGAATACGAAGTAGACTACGATTTAGACGATGAAGAAAACACTTTGTTATCTAAGGAAATTAAACTAAGTTTTAAGGATAAATTAGTAAACCTTGTTTCTACAGGTTACGCATCACCAAATTCAAAAAGTAAGCAAGACGAAATTATAGATGGAATACAATTTATAACTAGGTATGTTTATGCAGGAGTTATAAGTGGGAATAGTAGAAAGTTTTGTAGGAATATGATTAATGCTAAAAAAATATATCGTAAAGAAGACATCCTAAGAATGTCGGATAAGATAGTAAACCAAACCTACACAAATAAAGAAGGCGTAAAAAAAGGCTTAGGTCCATACGGTTCGCCATTTGTAGACGTTTGGTTATACAAAGGCGGTGGTGCTTGTCATCATCGGTGGAACAAGCAAGTATATGTATCGTTTGCAGGAACTAAAATAGACGTAAGAAGCAAAGAAGCTAAACGAATCGCAGGTGCTAAAGCTGCTAAGTATGGATATGTTATAAAGAATCCTAAGTTAGTTAGTCAAAGACCAATAGATATGCCGAATAAAGGATTTTTACCAAGCAATAAAAGAAGATAAAAATGGCTAAAGCATTATTAATATCAAGAAATGACGTAGTACGGTTTACGACGATTAACGGAAATACCGATGTGGACAAGTTTATTCAATACGTTTCTATTGCACAGGACATTCACATACAAGGAATGTTAGGAACTAAGCTTTTAGAAAAGATACAAGCAGAAATAATTGCAGGTACTTTAGCAGACCCATATTTAAACCTGCTAACGGAATACATTAAACCTTGTTTAATACACGCAAGTATGTTGGAATATTTGCCTTTTGCCGCTATAACGATTGCGAACAAAGGCGTATATAAACACGGAGCAGAAAATAGCGAAACGGTAAGCAAAGACGAAATAGACTATTTGGTAGAACGTGAAAGAAAGACTTACGACCATTACAAAGAAAGATTTATAGATTACATTTGTCAAAATTCTACTTTGTTTCCCGAATACAATTCCAATAGCGGAAGTGACATGCCTGCAAACACTTATAATAACTTCACAGGATGGGTTTTATGAAAAAATACAAACCAAAAGAAAAGAACGTTAAACGATTAGAAACATTTTTAAATAAGTATTATGGCAGACATACGGATAAGCCAACTAACGGCAAAAAGTAGCAACTTAGCAAGTACGGATGAATTAGCTATTGCGGAATTTGTTAGCGGTACAACTTACACAAGTAAAAAAATTACAGGTGCAGAGATAAAAAATAGCACTATTAATGCAATTACTGTAACTACTTATAATTTAGTTTTAACGGATGCACACAAAACGGTAACACTAACAAACGGAAGTGCAATAGATGCTAGAATACCTACAAACGCAGGAACGGCTTTTCCTATAGGAACACGAATAGAACTTTTACAAGGCGGTGCAGGTCAAGTAACGGTAACACCAACGGCAGGCGTAACGGTAAATTCAAGCGGAGGAAAAACGAAACTTGCAGCACAGTACGCACAAGGAACAATATTAAAAACTGCTACAGATACTTGGTATTTGTTCGGCGATATAACAACATAAAAAATGGCAGTAACAAACGGATGGGGGCAAGGCGCAAAAGACAATACTATAGAATGGGGTCAAGGTGCTTCAGACAATACTATAAATTGGGGTAAATCACAAACAGTAAGCGCAGCAGGTGACACAAACATTACAGGAAGCGGTGGTACACCTTCTTTTCAAAATTTACATTCCTATGATTTTGATGGCGTTGACGATACATTTGCAATACAAAGCGCAAGTGCTTACGCATTTACAGGCGACTTCACAATTATGGCTTGGGTAAACGTTGACGCAATAGGTAACAATCATTACATTATAGACACAAGCACAAGTGCAAGCTTTGGGAATGGCTATTCTTTTCGTGTGCGAACAGATGGTAAAATTAGGTTTTGGAGTTACAATGCAAGTTCAACAGGTTTAAATAGCGCAACTGCATTAAGTGCAGGTTCTTGGTATCACATCGCTTGTGTTCATACATCTACGCAAAACAAAATTTATATAAACGGAAGCTTAGACGCTACACTAAATTGGAGTAGTGGACATTCTACAAGCAACACGACAAATTTAAAAATTGCAAGTAGCAACGTTTTAAGTGGATTCACAAACGGACACATTGACGAAGTAGCTTTTTTTAATAATGACCAAAGCGCAAATATTAATGCAATTTATAATAGCGGAACACCTACGGATTTATCAAGTTATTCTCCTTTAGGATGGTTTAGAATGGGTGACAATTCTCCTGTATGGAATGGTTCTACTTGGACTATCACAAGCGTAGGAAGCCAA